ACGGATAACTGTTCGTACTGACAAATGTCCACACCGAACCTGTAACTGTAAACTCCATTGTGTATCTTGCTGGTGTTAACACCACTGACCCTGTTGCTGGATTTGCAGCAACAATATCCTGTATAACTGATTCATTTTGTGTGCCTGCACTATCAACTGCTATATTAGACTTTTGTAATACTCCAGTTCCATTTGTAGTTACAGTTACATTAATACCTGTAACTGTTGCGCCTGCATAACTAGTACAATGAATTTTAGCAACTGTTCCTTCTCTTGCACTGCTTGCAGGACTAATGCTTTCTAATATGTTTCGCACGTCTGCAATAGGACCATTTCCAAATCCTGCTGGATTTGGGCTAGTTAATCCTGTAATATCTAAAGTAAGCGCCACAGGTGCTGTTAATATCTCAGTATCAACATATTCTTTATTTGTAACATCAGTAGCATCAGTCGGAGTTGCTACTCCAGCAATTTTTTGATTGTTGATTGTAATAGTGCCTGTAGAATTAATATCTAACGGCACTGTTGAAGAAATACTACCTAAACTTGCATCTCCAGAAACCGTTAACGCACCTAATGTACCAATTGAAGTCAGACCAGCGGCTGTTGCAACTGTATCACCTAGTCGTGTTTTAGAAAGTACTTGTGTATTTTCGATTCTGTATTCTTTACCAGTAGTTAAATCAACATCTTGATTAAATGTCCAATTTCCTGTTGATTGTAACCAAGATAACGTTTTATCAGTTGCACCTTTTAATGTAATGCCGCCGCCGTTTGCAGTAGTATCTGTTGGCGTATCCGTTGTTCCTAATTCTATGTTAGGATCTTCTACTGTCATTGTTGCTGTATTAACAGTAGTAGTAGTTCCTTCAATAACTAAATTGCCTTCTACTGTAAGATCACCAGTAAATTTTCCTGACCCTGTAACATCAAGTTCAACAGTAGGAGTATCTTGATATAAACCAAATCTACGTGTGCTAGTGTCTAATGTAAATGCATCAATAAAATCACTTCCTTGAGGGACTCTAATTGAAAAATCGTAATTTAATTGTTTAAGTTCTATAGCTGTAGTAGTGCCGCTATTTACTGTTCTAAAAGCAGCATATTGCGAATCTCCGTATCCTACTATAACACCTTCATCACCTTTAACAAATAAACCGCCTTCCATTTGCTGATCAACTGCATTATTGTCTACATCACGTTCGTTAGTTGCAACAAATGCCGAAGGCAAATACGAGTTTCCTTGACTGTCAATTAAGTTTTCTGCGTTTAATGCAGTACCTTGATACTTAAAATCAGCAATTTCAGTTGGATTAAAACCAACATTAATTTTTCTACCATACGCATATGGTAAAATAACTGATGCTGTATTAGGAGTAAATTCAAATCGACTATATATTCCTGCAAGTATTCCGCCTATATACAATGTCAAAACAGTTCTAATTTGGTTACTAGTATCTACCATTGTAACTGCTTCTACACCGGTTTTTCCTTGTGTTGAGTTATACTGCGGACCAACTAATACTAAGTCCGAACCGTCCCAAAAGTACAATTTATTTTCAGCATTGTCAATCCATAGATCACCTGATACTAAGTTTGTAGGTTGATTACTACTTACTGTAGGAGACCCTGCTGTTCTAAAACTCGAACCGTCATATATTTTTAATCTATTTTCGCCAGTATCGTACCATAGTTGTCCCTTTAAAGGATTACTAGGAGCACTAGTTGCTGCAAAATTTTCAATTATTTTAACAAAATTTTCGTTAAATGCTTCGCCAAACCCTTTATAATTTCGACCTACTAATGTAATATCTGTAGATACTGTATCAATTACACCGTCTGTAAGTTCTACTAGCAACTCGCCGTTTGTTTTGTTTATTTTATAGCTCATGCTACGACTCCTGTGTAGATAATATAATTAATAGTTTGGAATGGGTTCATAATGTCAATAGGTGCACCAACTTCACTAAAATCACTACCTGCAGGAACAAGCACATCGCCACTGTTAGGCAATCTCTGTGATAAGTCTTCTGGACCAGTCTGTAAAGTTGATCCTTGAACCCCTGTCGGTAACTCGTCTCGACCGTCTACTTCTCTGTGTGCATAGAATTGCTGACCAGTAGCCGACTTCATATCGTGTTGGTGTTCTGGTAAGTTTTCTAAATCTATTGTAGTTGTATCAGTGCCATCAACAGCGCCTAGTACGCTTGCATTTGATCCTCTATTTCTAGTATCCGGATCATCAACCGGCGGAGTAAGGCCGCCCATTAACAAGTTACCTAGTGGGAATCTGCCTCTTAGATCAGGAAGATTAAAGTATCCAGCGCTTGGAGTAGGACCGTAATTTAAATCAATTAATACAAATAAATCGTTATATGTGCCTTGAGAAAGTTCTTGCCCGTTACAGAATTTCCATCCTGGAGGTTCTGAAAGACCAGCGTAAGGCATAATGCTGCCTATAGGTGTTAATCCTACAATGCTATTAAACAATGTTGATCTTGATATACGTTTTAAACCTTTATCTGACCCAGTTGTTCTGTCAATTAAAAATTCATCGCTAGACAAACTATTAGGTTCAGATGTTTTTTCACTAATAACTGTATTTTTTAATCTTAAAGTAAACTCTTTTACGCCGCCGCCTGTTTGTCCGTCAAATGCTTTTTCAACAGTTTCAACATCACCTTGCATTCTAAATGTAGTTGAACTTGTTAATTTGTCAGCGCTTCCAGCTTTGCCGCTAACGTTACCACTAACTTGGCCTTCTAAGTTTCCTAAGAAAGTAGTTGCATAAATTTTACGCCATCTTAAATCACTTCTACCAATGTTTCTAGTGTTGTTAAGATCAGGTAATATCAAATCACTAGCAGTAGTATCAACAACTAAATCATTATTACCTAATGTAATACTTTTTTGTACTCTAATCGAATCTCCGACATTAATTGACTTAGCAATGCCTGCACCACCTTTGACAACTAATGCACCATTGCTAATTGTAGTACTCTGTGTAACGTCATTTGTTGTAACAATTCCGCTAATTTTAACATTACCTGTAACATCTAGTGCTTCATCAGGAGCTTCGTTATTAATACCAACTCTTAAACTTGAATCCACTCGCAGTACAGTATTACTATTTCCTGCGTTTCTAACTCTAAAGTCAATATTTGAGCCTTCGATGTTATGCTGTATAACGCCTGCGCTACCTTCAACTCCGATATTAAGTTCTGCATTAATACCATATGCAATACCGCTGTTATTTTGTACATTTAATGGAAATACAGTAGTCGATTCTACGTCACTTCTTAAGAAATTAGCGGCCGGTATTGGTAAATTACTAACAATTAAACTTTCTGCCTTCTCAGCAGTACCATAGAATTTAACATTGTTAACGCCGTCGGCGTCAGTATCTCTATTTGCTAAGTTAATTCCAGGACGAATTTGCACGCCTGCAAATCCATTAATTGTTGCTTTAGGTGTAAATGTATCAAATGCAATAATAGCAACAATGTTAGCATTAACTTGAATTTCAATGATTGTATATTCTGCATTATCTTGGCCAACAACAGTATTAGGTTGTGCACCAGTTGTTAATCCTTGACTAAAACTTGGACCAACAAGTATCCAGTTAGAACCAGTAAACAAGTACAATTGCTGATTGTCGGTGTCTGCCCATAGATCACCTGCTAATGCTTGGGTAGTATCAGGCTCTGTAGTGCTCTTTTTAAGTCCGCTTGCTGATATCCAGATTGTTCCATCGTATATTAGCAATTGTTCTGTACTATTATTGTACCATAATTGACCTTCGATCGCATTTGACGGTTCTGTAGGACTTGCGAAGTTTTCTAATAAATGTAGTAAATCTTCGGCAATTGCAGCACCGTAACCTGTACTGTTTCTGCCAGGTAATTTAATACTAGTGTCAGTGTTAATTGTCTGATCTTCGACTACAATAGGGTCTTTTTCAGCACTATCAGTAAATTGTATTGTATATGCCATCTAATTATGCCCCATTAAAACCAGTTAAACTCTGTACCCTAACTGTATAATCAATTTGAATCAATCTATTGAGTGACTTTTGTACAGGATGGAATACAACGTGTGTTAGTAACCTGCCGTTGCCGTCAGCACTATATGCTTTTAACCCTAATTCGTCAAATACATAAAGGCTATCAGCATTAGTAGCAGTATCAAACGCATCTTGTCCATTAGGTTCACCGTAATCTAGCAAGCAAGTTACTAAAATATCAGTATAATTTGTGCCGCTAACGTGGCGAGTTTCAATTTTATTACGTGCAGGATCAAGATTATTTACACTTCGATCATCTACTACTTTAGTAAATGTTTCGTTGTACAAACTAGCATTTGTACCAGTACTATTAGGTGTCAAATATGTAATAATACCAGTAGGGTCAACACTAGTGCCGCCGTTTCCAAAGCCCATTTGATAAATCCATCCTGTACCAGCATTGCCTAAACTTTCTGCAAGGCTAATACTCATATTTTCATAATGAATAGCATTGCGTTTGTCTACAATTACTTCACCAGTTTCTGGATTGTGTATTTTAATGTGTCCTTGTAGCAGCACACCGCTTTGTTCGTTTAATTTATCTGTCATAGTTCCTATCCTGCTGTTGTATTTATCGCGGCAGGTCAACTGTTGCTGCACGTAAGAATCTACTGATGTCAGAATCTGATTCACCTAATGGTGTTCCAGGTACATTCCATAGTATTCCTTGACGTCTAACAACAATAACCTTAACGTTTTCGGTCGGTGTTTCTGTTAATGTTAATGTAGTACCGTCTACACTAAATTCCGCTGGCAATGTAACATCGCCTTCTGGGCTATCTTGCGCAGTAAGAGTAGTAAAATTGTAGCTACTAATTGCGTTTTTACGCAAACGTCTGCCACCTACAAATACTTCAAACTCGTTTATACTACTTGGCTCAAAGTCTAGTGTGTAGTCTGCCGTTGTACCATTTGCTAAGAATTGTGTAGTTAATGTTTCGTCTTTGTATGGCATAGTTGCTGTAGGACCTTGGTTGTAAACATTTTCACCTGCTAAGTAAATTGCTTTAACACCAGTACCTAACGTACCTCTGCGTAATTGACTCAATACATTTCCATTTCTTACAAAATATTCGATACGCTCGCCTGCAATAAACAATATTCCAGGAACACTACTTGTTGGACTTGGTTCAGGAAGATTAGATCCATCTGTTACTGTAATACTTTGATCGTACCAGTTTAGATCAGCAGCAAGCATAACACCATTTCTATCGTCAAGACGCTTGTAATGTGTTCTATTAAGCATATCTTTAAACTGACTCCATCCATACTTGTCAACTAATATAGGATCTGCAAAATGTAGCAATTCAATTACATCATTTTCTTCAATGCCTATATCAATTTTAACATAACGTTTGTTATCAGTTACATAATAATGTACACTTGGTATTAGTAATTCGCCGTTTAGTGTAACCCATACATATTGTGCATCAAGTGCAGGCTTTGATAATTCAATTAGTCCAGCAGTTAAATGATTATATCTATACCAGTCGTCTGTCCCAACTGTTAGAGATACTCTGTCTACAACATCATACTGCTGTCTATCAAAGCCTTGCGAGTCATGGTTGCTAAACTGATACACTGTTATGATATCGCCTTCGTTGTATGCGCTATCAAGATGTAATATGCCAGGTGTTGATACAAACTCGTTATTTGTATCAAAATATCCATAACGGTATTCGCCATCATTAGTAACATACACATTTAATATGTCACCGTCTTGTTGATTAACTCTAGCCTTTAGTCTAATAGTACTACCTGTGCTGTTTGATTTTGATCCGGTAAACGTCCATTCAGTATTATAAGTTAATTCTACGTTATTTAAAAATACTTTTATTTGCCTGTTATCGATCGTTCCTGCTGGAATTTGGAATTCTTCTAACTGATATTCACGCTTAGATGCCGTTGTTACAAATCGGCGTGTATACCCTGCATTAAGGATTTTGTTGTTAACTTTCACAACACTAAACCAAGCACTTGGTTCATTATTAAATGGTGTTTGGTTTAGTGCAAATTCTACAGTGCTGCCATCAGCAGTAAATGTATCAATTGACACTTCACTAAAGTTTTGTGTTTCGCCTTTAAAGAATGCATAACTTATTACACTACCTGCTTCTGGCGGTGTAGCTAATGATATTACAGCATTATTAGGATAATCATAAGTATCATCACTTTGTTCAACTACATTATTTAATGCTTCACCATTTACAGTAATAAAGTACTGTAGCTCAGTATCAAATCTTACATTAGTTAAGAATTTATTAGTTGTACCGTCAGCAATAATATTATCAATATCAAGGATGTCAGTACCGCTTACTCCTAGTACTGCTAGATGTACTTTTGCGTTTAATGCAGGTGCAGTATTGAATGTAATAGTCTTAGCAGCATAATCTACAGTATATGCATCAGCTGATATAATATTAAATCCTACTTTTACAAACAAACTATTTGCTTGCAGTGGCGTAGTGTCTAAACTAAACGTTGTAGTTACACCATCACCTGTATAATTTCTTGACGTAATCTGACTGCTACCAGCTTGCGGTCTTTCATAAACTTTAATATCAACTGTGTCGAGCAGTTGTCCTGGTACTAATTCTTCCGGGCCTGCACTTGTAGTTTGTGTTACAAATCCGTCACCGTCGATAGTAATGTCTTCAGCTCTTAGACCAGTTGCAGTTGAATAATTTAATGCTCCGCCTGTCAATATAGTATCGTAGCTGTTAGGATCAGGCAAATATGTACCATCACTAGTTGTCTTTCTAATGATGATAATATCACCTGCTTGGTTAGCAAGATCAAGGCCATCATTATCAAGGAACACTACTTGTGTTACACCATCGCCTGTAATACTCTGACATATTGCGTTCGGATTTGTTACAGGGTTAACTGTACCGTAGTTAATATCATCTACTCTTACACCATTTTTATAAACGTTATAAACAACTCCACTTGCTAATGGCGCTGCAAGATCAAGACTTATAGTCGAACCGTCAAGTTCGAATATTTCATCTTCAAACGATGTGTCATAGCTATCCCAAGTTTCTTCATACCATCCTTCAGAATCCCATCCTCGGCCGCCGCTAAAGTCAAAGCTCTTAACTTCTACTCCGCCATAATCAAGACCAGTCATAAGTTGATTTAAATCGTTACCAGGCATTCCTGTAGTAGGTGTATAATAATTATTAATTCTGTCTTGAGCTTGCATTAAGTTGATAGATTTTTTATATTCAACTCTTATTAGTTTATTAGCTTCTGGAGCATTAGTAAATTCAATTTGCCCGTAATAACGATCATACCCTTTGGTAGTATCAAGTACATTAGTATAAGTGTACTCGCTATTTAATGCCTCTTGATTGCTAACAAATACCTTTACATTTGATTTTAATAAATCCATTGGCCAAACTAAATCAAACTCAAATTTATTGCCACTTGCTGTAAATGTCTCAGTATGATTCAATACTGTATAAACATATGTTCCTGTAGTCCTGTCAAACTTAACAATAGTGTGCATTCCTCTAACAGGACTTTCGCCTATTTGAACACTGTAAGTAGCAGCTTCGCCATCATCTTCAATATTGTTTAATTCTGATATCGTAGGAGCAGTGTAATAACCATTACCTGAACTTATTACATCAACTTTAGTTACTGTGCCGTTAGTTCCAATATGTGCTTTTAATATTGCGCCCGAGCCGCTATCACTTGACAACAACAGCACAGGAGCACTCCTATATCCGCTACCAGGATTAACTACTTCAACTTTTACAACTTTGTATCCATTATTGTCTAACCAATTTTTATTTGGATATGTTTCAATATTAGCATTTACTCCAACTAAAACACCGTCTTGCACTTTTACAGATTGTGGAAGAATTTTTCCTTCAACTGTATCGTATGCCGGAGGTAAGTCAAAATCAGTAACTACAGTACTTGTGTTGTCAAGTCCTTGATATGCGCTTAGGTACTCTCTAATTTTAGTGCCAAACGGTTTAACTTCTTTAATGTATGATTCGTAGCTTGGAAGATTATCGTTGTTAAACGTGATATCTTCTCGTAGCATTCCAACATTATGTTTAGCTTTAATAAAACTAGTTTTAAACGCCCAGTCAATATAAGTCTGTTCGCTAAATGCATAGCGCAGGCTTGCAAAGAATAATGCATTAAAGTCAACTAATAAATCATCAATGAACAAATCATTTTTAATAGATTCTAAAATAGTTCTAAGTTCAATAACTGGCTCACTATCGTAAATTTTTGTATCAAAACTTATAGTATCAAACCCTGTAGACGATTCAGCTGAATCATACAATGTAGATTTAAATTGAATTGTTCCGTCTTGTCTGCCTACTGTTTTATAATTTATAGTATAATCTTCAGTATCTTGACTATCTATTTTCTCCAACAATAGCCATCCGCCTGAACCTATTGTAGATATTTTAATAACATCACCAATAGCGTCATTTAATGCAGTAAGCTCATAGCTATTATCAATTAGATAATCAATTTCAGTTAACTCGCTATATCCAGTAGCATACCAGTCTGCATAATCCCAATACAATCTTACATTATAGCTTTGACTTTTTATTCTGTTCCATGATCTTGATTCACTAATTCTTTCGTAAATTGCCCATTTACCTTGAATCGTAGTATCACTGTTAACTAATACAGTAAATCTTCTTACAGTTAACGTAGGAGTATCATTATAATTTTCTCCAGATTGAATAACATTAACTCCATTTACTCGACCTAAATTATCAATAGTCGTTTGTAGTTCTGCTCCCGAACCCTCGCCAGTAATAGTTACAGTAGGTGGAACTCTATAACCTCTACCTGGGTCTACAATATTAACTGTTATAATTTTACCATTAACTACTACAGGCGTTAACACAGCTTGTGTTGCCTTTGCAACACCAACAAATGCTAAATCATCTATTGTATCAACTTCTGCATCCCATTGCGCAGAAACTGCTGTTGGAGCAGGGTCGGCATTAAACAATGTGGTAAAGATCTTGTCATCTACAATTAAGTTTTCCTTAAGAATAAGATTAGTTCTTTCAACAAACTGTTTTAATGCTTCGGCTCTATTAATAAACCAACTCTGTCTCGGTTTGTTAAGTGAACCGTACTTTTGCTTAGTGCTTAAACTTGGATCAGGAACAACACGATATTGTTCGTCATATCCAATTAAACTATCGTACCATTTTCTAATAATATCTCTGTTAGGCTGACTTGTTTCTAGTCCTTCTGATATAATCTGATATTGATTATGAACGTTTTGATTTTGATTATCAATAGTCCAGAATTGTGTACTTAACGCAACGTCAGTTCCCTTGATAAATCTTTCAACATTATACATTACAAAGCTGCTCGGACTAATTAAGCCAACAAATGTATATCCTTTAGCAACTGGATCAGCAATATAATCAGCAACATCACTGATATTAATATTTCTAAATTCTACATCTGGAATAGTTTTCTTGTTAGCGACCCAGAAATAATAAGTTGTCTTAAATGTACCTGCTATACTGTCGTACTTGCGCTTAGTACTGTAAGTACTATCTCCATATAAACTTGTTCCGCTATAACCTTTTGCGAATCCATTTTCAGTATCAGCTTGAGCATCCCATACGCTAGGTAACACGGTTGATTCTACCCACTCGAAGACATCGATACTATTACCTTGGAATAATTTACTCCAGTTTTGTGTGCTATAAATTACATCTCCTTGATACGGGTTGTAGAATTTAGCGTTAGTTAGATTCCACCATACTTCGCCTACGTGTTCACTGCCCCAACTATTAGTTACATCAATAGTAGTACCAGAAACAGTAGAAGTGTCATATAATGCAGGATCGTAATATGTTTTAAATGTTAATTCTTGTTCAGCAACCCCTGCAACTTTTCCTTGAATTGGATCAATATAATCTAAGTAAGTTAATAACTGATTGTCCTTTGTATCGTATAGGAACATCTTTTTAATTTTATCAATATCAACTGTTGGTTTAGCAACTCTATGCGTAGTCCACATTGTACTAAATTTGTTGTTAGAAAAATCTAATACTTGTCCAATTCTAGATCCATCAACTTTATTAGGTAATCCAACATATAAGTGATTATTTTTAGCAAGTATATTTCTGCCAAAGTAATTTACGTCAGCATCTGCTATTTGTACTGTTTGTGCAAGTATCATCGCTGACGATACTTTTTCGTAAACATATACAACTCCTACGTCAGCAATTATATTTTTAAAACTTGTAAAATTGCCGTCAAACACAGTTTGGTAATTGTCAAAATATGTCTTAGCATCTGAATCTGCATTTCTAGCAGAGATATGTAGTTTCTCACCGTCAAACTGTAATTTCCAGCCAAACATCTCTGCACGCTCATTTTTAGGACTATTTAATATTTGTGATAATTCAAATACTCCATTAACTTGCTTGTATATATAAACTACACCTTGATCAGCAAGGAGGTCATCATTTAACGGAGCACTAATTGCAATCACAGTTCCGTCGTCTGATATTGCTATTGCTTGACCAAATGCCGATGTTTTATCAGGTGCTTCTAACTCTTGTGACTTTTCAAACTGCCCATTGTTTGATCTGTAAACTACAACTTGATTAGGTTTAGTAACATCATATAATGCATTTACAATTAATACTTCTCCAGATGTTGCAACATCAAATTGCGATGCAATTTCTTCTAAACCTGTTTGATCTAATACTACATTGCTATTTGATCCTACACGCAAACCTGTAGAATTTGGAATGTATCCAACGTAATCAACTAAGTCTGGCGTTAATATCCAATCGTTAGAATTAAATGCTCCCGCAGCAAGATTAGTTTTTGCAATATATAAATTATTATTTAGATATACTATATCATTTGTAAAGTAGTTAGCTCCTGTACTAAATGTACCTTTAAAAGTTTTATTCTTTGCATAATCCCAGTTGTATGTTAATCCGTTTTCTTCACCTTTCTTAATGAAGTACAATCTGCCCGGTAAGCTGGTGCTTTTAGTACCTTCGGCATGAACAAATCCTCTATACAAATCGTTGTATTTGGTAATCTTTACACTACTACCAAGTTTAAGGTTAGATTGCTTTTCAGGAACTGTATAGCTTGCTACAGGATTGTATCTACCAGGAGCAGCTCTTGAATAAAGTGTATATAATCCTTCATTAGTAAGACTACTAGGAGTCCCAGTTGCTTCGGCAGTGATTTGGTATACTTGAGTCCATTCATTATTAGATGCACTTGGAGTATTAGCTAGTCTAGGAATACCTAATACTGTTCCAGAAGTATAGAACCAATATTCTATATCTAATAATCTTGAAGTTAAAGTTATTGCTATATCTGCGCCGGCATCAAATACTAACAGTTTACCTATGCCTTCGCTCGGTAATCCTAAACTTACATATTGTACTTGGCCTATTGTTCTGTCGGCTTGATATGTAGGGCTAGGATCTCCTGGAATTGCTAAGAATTCAATTTCAGTATTATCAGCATATACATCGCCGTTACTCCACGTACCAGATACATTCTTAACAAATAATGTTGCATTAAGGTTGTTTCTCTGATAATATGCGACTATAGCAGTTGCACCAGTTTTTAAATCTCTTACTGTTTGACCAACTTTAGGTTCATACGGGTTATTGCCTGCATCAAATTTTGTAAAATTGAGGTTAATATAACCGTCCCACACATCGTACACTGTTTGCAATTTATTAGTAACAGTTGTCGATAGTCCAATAGTTGTTAAGTCACGAACAATGCCACTGTCGTATATTGGTAATTGATTAACATATAAATTAAGTGTAGATCCCGGAGTTACACTAACTGCACTAGGAGCTCTAACTACATATAAACTACTTAAGAAATCGTCGTTTGATCCTCCAGGTCCTGGAAGTCCTCGAAAACTTAATTTTTCGATATACGCATTATAAGTATTTTGACTGCTTATTATATTAGGCTTGTAATCTAAAGAATTAACAAATAGTCTATTAGTATCTATACCGTCTGGAATAACATCATATACTACAAGGGCTCTAGCTTGATCTACATTTTCTGTAAATATTGTAGGAGTATAAGACGGAGTATTAATAAACCAGAAGCCGCCAAGCTCAGTACCTGTATCGATACTGTCAGTAGGTCCTTGCTTAATATATTCTCCAATAAAGTCGCCGTCGTCTCTAAACAAACTGTCATTGGTTTCAAAACTACCATTAACATTTGTTAAGTATATTATTGTTTCAGCACCACTTAAATACACATAATCAACTGTACCGAACGCAGTTTGTGTTTGTAATATATCACCAATTTCTGGTTGATTAGTCGAAGCATTAATATATAACACTACATCAATTTTCTTTTGTATAGTGTGTGTCTGTTGTAAAAACGTTGCATCAATTTCTGCAAATGACCCGTTAAACGGCTCACGAGATTCGAGCGGCGCTAATGATTGGTTAGCATATGTTATTTGATTCCATGCTAATTTAATTTGGTCATTAATTCCACTACCTTGATATTGCTCAAAAGGTGCTCTAACCAACAAGTGATTTGTAGGAATAGTTGTAAATGCTAATGCTCCAGTATTTGGATTAATTGCATAATTACCTACTAATAACCCTTGTATAGTGGATGTAGCATTAGACTCGATGTCTAAATTATCTACAATATTGGCCATCGAATTAAAACTATTAAATTCAATGTTTGCAGTAGCACCTTGAATACTAACTAATGATTTCCACAACTGCTCACCTTGAGAAACAACTGATCCTTTAACATAATCATCGCCTGCGACAAATTCGCCTGCATATTTTGTTTTTACGTTAGAAGCATTAGGTGAACCAACTATTACATACGCACCGTCTGGACTAATTGCTACTGCTGCGCCGAAGCGTTCTAAATCATCACCATATTTAAATGGTTCTATTACTTGTGTTTGCACAAAGGCTAACGAATCAGCAGCACGATTGTAAACATAAACTCTGCCGTCGCCTTCATCAGGTGAACCAACAATTAATGTAGTATTTCTATCATCAACACTTAATGCAGTACCAAACGAGATATCTAAAGAATTAGACGGTTTAGTTAATCGTAACTTCTCTATAAACGAATTTTCATTTTTAAGTACTGCCCATTTACCAACACCATTAACATCATCGATCCATATATAATCACTAGGTGTTAGACTTTTTTGTACAATTGTATTTGCTTCCGTTATATTAGAAGCACGTACTTTCAAGAAGCGGGTAATAGATCCAACGCACTCTGGTATTTCAGTTTGTGCTGCTGACGTTGTTACTGCAATCTTGCTACCAGTTATAGAAGCTACAGTATAAAATCCTTCTAAATCAAATTTTTCTGTAGTCGATGCTGCTGTTGAATCTTCAGCATTATACTCAACATAATTGCTAAAACTATGTAATCCAATAACATCGCCAACTGCAATATCAGTCGGAGTTTTAGTAAGTGTTAGTGTAAACTGAGTAGTTCCTTCTGATACCGATTCAACTATATAATCAGTGTCAATGTGCTTGTAAACATTCCAATCAAGATTATCATTGCCGATCCAGATATAATCATTTTGTCTAATATCTGAAAACGCAAAGTCGGCAATATTACTATATGACGTAGCAATACCGCGGACATCTTGAGGATTTACGTACCCTGCATTTTTTACATAACTTGTATCTACATATTTTTCTGGAAACGGCTTATGATCATAATTAGGAGTTTTCTGATAAACTTCGTATGGAAGAATTCTGTAAACTAGATCAGTTTCAGTACCGGTAGTGCTTGTTACAAGGTCAATAGGCTGCGGAGTAAGTCTAAACTTACTTTCATCTAATAATAATTCAAATTCTTCAAATCCGTCGCTGGCTCCATATTGACCATCTTTGATTGCCCATTCTTCGTAGAACTCTAAGCTATCTTTATCGTTACTACTTAATACGTCAAATAGTTTTGTTAGGGAGTTCTTAGTTCCCTTGTCCTGCAACATGCCTTGATAGAATTTATATTGACTTACATCGTCATTAATAATATTTTCAAGGTATTGACGCTTTTGGTAACCAATTAGATGCTGAGCCATGCGCTGTTGTTCAGTATCAAAATTATCCGAGTCTAAGTCGTAAAAATCTGCAAATTGATTTGTCTTGTATTCAAAGTTTGCATATAATCCAGCTTCTGGTTTTGCCTCTAAACGATTCCAATCAGATGCATTAAAGTTTTCTGTTCCAGATAACTTAGTTGATGCACTGTAATAAAATTCTTTATATTTTACAATACTTCCTATTGCATAATCGGTCCAACTTTCCCAATTAGTAACTGTAGCATCGTCATATACAAAACCAGGAATGTTTAAGCTACCGTCCCATTCTTGTGTAACATAGCCAAGAACTTTAATTCTCTCTTGTCTATAACCAGGCTGTGTATCATAAATTACATCGCCGAAAACAGTTTTGTTATCAATTAATAAAACATGTTCTTTTTGTACAAGTGGAAGTTTAACAGCAAATACTCCGTCTGCTGTATTTCTTGGTCTGATAACAAACTCATTAGGAGAACGGCCTAGTGATGAAAATTCCTGCACTAACGGAGTGCCATCTGATTTTAATAACGTATATCCGTATGTGCCATCAAAGATGTTATCTACCATAGAATATTCTGTTACAAATTTTAATTGTGTAGACGCAGGACTTAATGTAATAACACTACCTTCGCCCCAATTTTGTGTAGTCCAGAATAAAAATTCATTTACACTATGTCGCCAGTTTAGTACAACTTTTGCATCACCTTCGTAGTAATCAAACACAAATCCTTGATCCATTAGGTATTCGCCGTAACCTAATAAGAAGTCAACTACATCTTGAATAGTAACAAATAATTGACCATAATCTGCTTCTAGAACAATATTCTTGTTAAACTTTTTTCTTACAAATGCGTTTCTACCACCAATTAACGGCAACGATGCAAGTTTACTGAGGTTAGTTGTATCAAATTCTGTACTGCTTGTAAAATTAGATTTTGCTCGGTAGTAAGAACCTTGATATTCAATATTTTGGCCAGCAATGTATTGTTTACCAGCAGCCCATGTTAGGTAGCTTTCGCTTATTCCGCCGATGTTGATACTAGGATCAGCTTGGGTAGAAATTGCTGCATAATATTTAAACGATGCAATACTAGTGTCATATCCTTTAATAACATAACCGTCGCTTCTGCGTTCAATAATAACACCGCTGTACGAAACAGTTTTAATAGGAGTACTTGTGTTTAAGAAAATTTTGTAGTTTTCATCTGGAACAAATACATTGCCTTCATTTAAAGGAGTGCGACTATCTAATATTAATCTAAACTTATCTTTATCAGTAAATCCTGCTAGTTTGTATCCTAGTTGATTTTTAATAGATGTAATATTTGATTTGTACTTAGTGTACGATGCTGTTACATCAGAAGCTAGATAGTTTGCAATATAATTTATTATACCGCTAGTATAAACTTGAGTAGTATCTTCATATGTGTTAGGAAATACTATGTCAGCTAATTGGATTCTTGTACCAGTTGTAGCATAAACTAACTCATTTGAATTATTACGAACTTGATGAATTCTGTCAAAACCATTAGCAAATAACATATGAGGTTTATTAATTGCAAATGCTGTAATTACACTAAATGGATATTGACTACTTGATCTCCATGCGGTTTCAACTGGGGCGCCGTCACCGAATACAAAACTTTCGTCTAATAATTGATTATCAAAGTAATTAATAAATCCCGATTCAATCGGAGACATTAAATTGCCTTCGCTGTCAACTGGAATATGACGCAATAGTCCTGGACGCTTATAATTGTTGCGTATTACATACTTCACGCCTGGCTGTCTTACAATACCTGCTTCAAGATCTTGCCATAGCAACAAGTTTTCTTTAGTATAAGGAGCAGGACCGTATTGTGTTTCCCACCACGCAGGCATAATTGTAAAACCAAGCATTTCCCACGGATGAGTATGCGGGCGATCAGTATCATATGCTTGCTGATAAATTTGTCTCCAGAATCCTGGAAGTGTAGCACCTGTAGGACTTGTGCTACCGGCATAGTTAAATGTAAACGAATTTGATCTGTCAAAGAAATCATGCAACGTATAATCTTGATCGATAAGTTTTGACCACTGTAGGAAGTCAGCTAACATAACTCTGTCAATCTGCGTTTTAGTAACCTGTGTGTTTCTATAGTTACCGCCTATTAAGCTATGAATATCTAAGAAATTAGTATCGTAAGATACTTTAATATTATTAAATATACGTTTTTCAAGCTCAAGTATTAACTCATCACGGTAGTCATTAAATGCTGCAATTTTGCTGCCATCGTGTCCTTGGATAATTTCTCTAGGTACTAGATACGTGTTATCTAAATACTTTGTAGGCTCGTATGCAGGGTATAATCCTAGTTTACTAGGAGTAGGAGGTACAAAACTACCGTTAGTTGTTTCATACTCGTAAATATCAACAACATCGTCAGGCTGCTTAGTTGCAGTTAATAATATGTAACCTTCGCTATTAAATGTATAATCTTTCCCGTGTATCATCTGAACATCGTTAAGGTATACTTGTACTGCTACTCTTGACGGTGTAGATAACGAGAATGCTTTAGATAATGGATAAAATACTTCGTCGGCATCAATAACTACCGTTGTTAATTTTCTAGTTGCTCCAGTAGGCACCATGTCACTGAAATAGAACGGCTGTGACGAAGTTTTATCTTTATTAATTTCTGTTAAAATTAAATCAACTTGATTTTTAATATTACCACTTAGTTCGATATCTTCTGCTAATTGCAAGAACAGACGCTTAAAAGTTGAATACTGATTCATTGCAAACTTTAAGCCTTTAACGACATTTGCATCATCATCTAACATATGATACAATGCTAAGTTCATCGGCGAACTATGTTGTACAAATCTTCGACCATATTCTGTAACATTTCCCAAGTCGCGCAAATTACTAGGTCCTGGATATGTTCCTACAAAGTTATCTGATTGTTCTATAATTGTAGCAACATGATCATTAACTTCGCCTAATGTAAATTCTGTAATATTTTCGTTAGACGGATTTCTTTCTAACGAGGCTGGTATTTCATAATATCCGTTATCATTTTTAACTGTTGCAGAACGTGTCTTAATAATAACTACATCATTTAATGTAAGAGAATTAGTAAATGTTACAACTGCATTATTATTAATGTCATTACTAATTATGTAATCAACATCTTCAAACTGTAGTTTATTGTTTAAGTAAACTCGTGTCCATAGATCAGACAATAGACCACTATTATCATAAACATCAATAGTAAACCCTGTGCTAGTATTATCAAATACATACTGTCTAATTACCAACTGCTCGCTCGGCGTATTGACTTTCTTCCAACCTGTTAACGTAGTATATGTTTCTAAACTTGAATATTTTCTTAAGAATCCAATATCAGTATTCTTAGTAAAAGAATCATTATTAACTGTATATGTAAACGCTCCACTTAATAAGTTAAAGTCAAATACAATATCACCTACGTTGTTAATATTTCTATAAGAGATAGGAAATCCTAATTCACTATCAACTGCTGTACCTGTTCCGGTCTTATAACTGAATACTTTGTTTCCTGTAAATGTTGAGGATTCATAAACTGTAATGTCAGAATATGAATTGCCGTCACCATCAAATATATCAAATAATGGCGGTTGATTAGCTTGTGTTTTGTCTTGTGTAAGTTTCCATTCTGTGCCAGTATAGTACAACATTTTACCTTTGTACGTTGTACCATTTAATACTAATACTACTTCGTTAGTTTGTGGAATAGAATCTGTTTCTGGAACTAGAGTAATTTGTCTATTAGTTGCCGAACCACTTGAAAAATTAATATATGTTACTTTAAAAATTCTGCCTGCTACTAACGTGTCAGTATCAGCAGTAAACATAATACGCATGCCATCAGCAAGATCAACTCCGTCGACATTGTAGCCCGGTGATCCTTCAATAGTAGAAAATACATCAGTTGTAAAATCATCAACTACGTCAACATCTACTTTTGCAAAAGTACCAAAGTTGTTTAATTTTAAATTTGCTTCAAATTCAATAATAGGACGTTTTGCACGCTGCAACTGATCAAGTTCAACTTCTTGTCCATTTGCTGCTGCACTTGCTTCAACAACACTTTTGTGGAACCAGCGATTATAACGACTCCATAGGTTTCCGTCATTACTTGAACGGTTGATTACAATGTAATCTTTATCTTCAGGATAACCAATTGCAACACTGTAAGGTAATCTATCAAATCCTTGTGCATCAAATTCTACATCGATATCAGCAGTGAATGCAGTAGGAACATTTAAACTAGCTTCAGCAATTAGTTTAATTTTGTCGCCAACTCCTTCAACATAGTATGTACCTTCAGAATAAGACACAGGCTCTACTTCGCCCGTAAATTCAATCTTCATTCCATTTGATAGTTCTACACCGTTGCTACTTTTATAAAAACGCTTGCCTAAAACTTCTTTTTCAACATCAATAAATGTTGCTTCACTGATATCCTTAACAATAATAGTTCCGCTAGCTTCTAAATCATTTGCTGCTACATAATATAGTACGTCAGGAGTATCTGTTCCTAATTGTAATGTACTGATTCCTTTTTCTAAACCTTGAACGCTTACTCCTTCGAGCACAAGAATACTTGAACTATCTAATTCAAATCCAGCTTCAAGAGTTTTCTTAGTTTTAATTGTAAATGGTAAATTTGGAGTGTCAATATCAAACTTATAAGTAATTCCCCTATATAGAGTAATTGTAGGATTTTGTGTTAACCCGTCTGGACTAAAGATATAAGTGTTATTATCAACGTTGTCGCCGACACGAACTGTGTATGTACTTTCAACATCAATTGTATTACCTGCAACACCAACAGTTTGCGGACCTAATGGCAACCAGTAATATTCACGGAAATTACTAAACTTATCCCAGTCAATACTAGGATTCCATGCATAATATTCTTGCTGGTTGAATACGCTATGGTTATCGTTAGCTTTATTAAAATTGTTTAATTGATTTACAAAGTCATTATAATCTTTATAAAAAGTAACATTATCTAAGTTGTCTTTAATAACTGCTGCTGGCTCAAGCTGATAGTTAAATCTATCAGCTGATATATCGCCAATATAATTGTCAGTTGCAGTGTACGCTTTTGCAGTTTCTCTACCAACATATCCGTTAAGTTTTTCAACAACACCTGGTTGTATTAGTTGGTCAAGTGTGCTATTTAAAAACTTCTTGTTAGGAGAGGTTCTAAAGAATCTCGGAAGGAAAGATTCACTTTTGCGTTTATTATTTCCATCTGCTGGCAACGCTTGTTCATTTTGATCGTTATCGTAAGACATTATTAGTTAGTCCCTCCGGTTGATAGTCCACTGCTTTGTATCCCTGTATTAACAGACGTAGCGTCTGTTACAATTGATCCAGTTGATCGAAGTCTTGTAGCAGTTATGCTATCAATTAATTCAATGTCGGCAACTGATGCGCCGCTTATAAACACTTCATCAACTTCTGATTTTATTTCAAACAAACTTCCAAAAGTACTAGAAGCTTGATTTGGAACAATTACAAATGTCACTAAGTTAGGTGATAGCTGTTGCATAACATAAGTGCTTAGTTCTGTAAAATAAAATGTTTCACCAAATTCCCAATTTTCAAGTGCAAAGAATTCATTAATTGCTGCAATTACTCGTGTTTTAACTTCGTTGTCATTAATCACTATATCAGGGTTCTTTACAATTTTAAATTTTGCTTGTAGATCGGAAGGTGCGTTTTCTCCAAATAGTATCTTATACTTAACTGGATGATATATAATTTCGTCACTAATTGACTTAATGTTATTAAGCAGTTGTCCGTAATTTAAATATAATTGATCGCTGCTAGGTGCAAGCGGTTTAGTAGTAACTGTACCTTCAATATATGATCTAAAATCGTTGTCGTATGATTTTGTTAATAGATAAACATCTACTATATTACTTACACTAGGATCTATTCTAGTGCTTGCATCCGCTGCATGCACATAATGGAATTTTAGTTTGTCTCTACCAATTTTAGCACGATAGTTTTGTGAAGTAACAAGATTGCCTGTTGTTTTGTTTAATACTTGGAATAAGTCTTCAGCTATAAAATAAAATATTTGTCCATTATTATAAATTGTCGTATTGCTTAATTGATCTTTAGTCGCAATAACTTTGATACTTCCAGTACCATCTGTAAAGGTATACAATCCTTCAGAAGTCGGAACATCTGTCGATATATAATTAAATTCTTCAACGCCGTCGAGTGTAGTAGACTTTATTTGAAATACATATTTTGTTAAATTATTAACAGTTTCGTTAACAATTTCGTCAAATAGTTCAGGGTTATCAACTACTCCGTCGTCATCATCGTCAAAGAAACTAACTTGAATCTTACTACTGTCTACATATCCTTCAGCATCTCTATATTCTTCAACAATTTCCCAATCAAAGTCAATTGTAAACGGACTAGTAGAATCAGGTTGCTTGTTAATATTGAGTACAGAGATTTTATCTTTAATAATTTTTCCAGTTCTGTTATTATAGATCTTATCTGAACTGTCAAAGTAAAATCTAATTTCTTCTGCACTTTCAAATACATATCTACTACCTCTATAAGTAATTGTATATGTTTCTCCGTCAGTTTCAAATAATAATAACCAACTTGAATCTAATTGTTGATTTGAGGTGTCACCAGTTTTACCAATACTAAACGGGCTATCAACATTTAAGTTATTAGTAGTAACTAGGCGCCATTCTCCTAAGTTAACATCAAATCTTAAACCAAAGCTATTATATGCAAATACTTGATCAATAACCTGTAAAGATACTGCCGATTGTAGTTCAGTTGCTAATCGAGGGATAATTTGTGATAGGATAGATCCTTCTGGGATGTTATCATTTAATAGTACAGGTCCGGTACCATCTGCATTTGTAGCAGTTCCGTCTCCGGCAACACTAATAATCTTAGTCCATTTGTATGTAACTGCGCCTGCTACATTAGCATCGCCTATTTCTAGGGCATTGTCATTATTACTCTGAAAATAAGATCCTGCGGGTGCAATAAATTTTACAAGTGTGCCCGGTTTTAATAATTTTAAAGTACTCGCAGTAAATGTTCCTAACTGTAATCGTGTGCCAACCGAGTTTGTAAAATACCCAGTATTTTGATTAGTATCAATTGTTTGACTGTTCCACGCTACTCTTAAATCTGCCACTAGTGTTTTAGGAAAACTATTATAATAATAATTTCTTACTTTTTTATCACTAAGTATAGGTTCTATAATATTAGCAATAGCACCTTCAATATCTGTTTTAGTAATAAAACTAAATTTAGATTTAGGTGTTAAAAATTCTTTAGTAACAATACCGTCAATGCCAAACAAATTGGTCTTAGAGTATTTTCCAGTCGCATCAACTAAGTCTAGATAACGACTAATGCCGCTAGCTGTTCTATTAACACTTTTTACTTTGATGATTTCTTGACTGATACTCAATGGAGCAATTTGATAATCTTCAGCAGTTATCATTCTGTTTTGTGTGTAGTATGTTGCTGGTGCATTTCTTTTAATACTTGCACTTGATTCGCTTGTACTTGCATTGTCAACTGTATATTTTAAACGGAATACCATTGTAAGTTGTTCAGACTTACCTGTTTTGCTGTAATAAGGAATCTTAATACTTACACCGCGCATATCTGCTGGCTCAATAATTAATCTTTGATTTTTACTTGTTCTATAATAAACTCTAAAATTACCCTGTGGCAAGTTACCAAACGTGCCATCTGAGAATATTAAGCTAATTCTGTCATTAGCTCTTGTAAGTACACTATAGATGTTTCTAATACTCTTGCTTAAACTATTGTAAATTACATTGTTGCCTTCAACCGCATCAACTTTTGACCATAGTTCTTCTTCTAAACCATAGTTGTCAACTTTATAAAGCCATACATCAGAGTTATTAATATTAGTTGCATCAATTGCAACAACTTGATTAGTGCTTGGATTGTCAACAGTAAATGTACCTTGATCCATTGCACCTTGTCTAAAGTGACAAAAGTAACCAGTATTCGAGCTTGCAGGTCCGCGGCCGTCATTTCTATAAAGGAATGCAAAATTATTTCCAGGAAATGGCGCTTCTTCTTTAATTTCGCCATTGTCAATGTCAGTTGATACAATTTCAAATCTACTAGTAGTACCACCTATTGCTTTGTTAAATCCGTATACTGGGAGGTCACTGTTTGCACTGTTTAGTCTATATTGTTCTGTCGGAACTCCAGAAACAACATCTTTTTTAGCAGGACGACCAATATTAGAATTAACTGGAAGTGCTGCATTTAAAATTTTAGTAAACTGTTCTTGCCAGTTAGGATTACTAGGATCATTCCATGTAATCGTTTGATTTTCTAAATTAAGGTTGTTTGAATCTCTAACACTTTCAGTTGTGCTAACTGAGTCAACTTTAAGCAATCCATTAGCTGCTTGATTACGTTTAGGATTGTACGACAGCAAACGAGCAAGACGGAGAACTGATTCTCTACGTTCTGCAAGCTCTAAAAAGTTTTCTCTAGCATTTAAGTCAGTACGGAATGCAATGTTTTGACCTAGGAAAGCAATTAGATCAATAAGTGCAAGGTATTCTGATGATTCAATATAATCGTTAAAATCTTCTGGATAGTTTTGACGAATGTAATTGATCATTGTACGACGAAGATTGTCAAAGTCGTATGATTTGAAGTCGGCGTTTCTATAACTCTGATAGATACGTTTCCAATCTTCTGCTACTAATAAACGGTTTTGTCTGTCTGTACTTGACATGGATTTGCTTTCCTCTAACTTATAGTGTATTTATTAATTTGAATAAACCACGTATATAATTAGTTGGCTAAAAATCCGTTGTTTTGGTCAAACGTTAGTCGCATATTTTCAGCGATATTGTAGGGTAAAAATA